GCCAAATGGGGAAGTGAACCGTAGCTGATCCACCTCTAATGCCATTTTGAGTACAGCATCGGACAGTCGCTTCAAACTTCTTGAGGAATGGAACAACACCTGTGTGCTGAACTTCTCCGCCTCGGATTTTACTGTTGATGCCACGGATTCTGCCTGCATTGATGCCAATTCCTGCTCTTTGAGCAACATAGCGACCAATTGCCATATCAGAGCTGAAGATACTATCAAGGGTGTCATCAACATCAACAAGAACGCAACTTGCAAATTGGCGAAGTGGGGTTCTAACACCCGCCATGATGGGAGTTGGAATGTTGATTTTGTGTTTTGAGATTGCGTCATAGTACCTCTTAACGTATGACATTCTTGTTTCTTTTGGATACTCCGCAAAGATTGTCAGAGTAATCATCATGTACATGAATTGTGGAGTTTCATATACTCCGTTTGAACTACGATCCTGAACCAAATACTTATCAACAACCTGGCGAAGTCCAGCATAAGTAAAGAGATAATCTCTATCATGGTCAATAAAAGAATCTGCCTTAGCAATTTCTTCCTGAGAATACTTATTGTAGATATCATGATCATAAACCTCCGCAGAAACACAATCTATAATGTGCTGTTCCAGAGTAGGAAGTTCTTTCATCTTCCCATAAAGTTGTTTACGAACTGCAAACAGAAGCAGGCGAGCCGCAACAAATTGATAGTTTGGATGCTCAAGGTCAATTAAGTCTGATGCGGAACGAATCAGAATTTCCTGGATCTCTGCAGTTGTAATACCATCATAAAACTGAATACCAGATGTCATTTCAACTTGCGATGCAGAGACACCTGCAAGACCCTTACATGCCTCTTCAACCATCAAATGCATCTTATCCAAGTCAAGAGACTCAATTCGACCATCACGCTTTTTAACCTTTGTACCGTTGCTCATATTTTCTTCCAGGTGGTAAATTTAAGTTTTGCTTCTAAACCAGAGTAGGTGTTTAATTCTATCACAGACTGAACATCGTGTCCAGCGAGCACCATATCATTGATGTCCTTTTCTTTTATTGATAAAGGCCAGATGACAACTTTTTCTCCATCTTCAATTGTGCGTGAGACTCTTGATAAGATTTCTCGATTACGCGGTTCGTTGTCGTATATCCACACCACATCACGAATACCGCACTTACTAACATCAGCATCAGCTCCACACATAGCAATCGAATTGCGAATGAATGTGGAGTCAAATGGTCCTTCTGTAATATAGACAGGTTCATTTTTTTGAATGTCATCAAGTCCATAAATTTTTGGTGCGTCATCAGAAAGCATAACAGTGATGTATTTATTTGGTGATGGTCCAAGAGATCTTCCTTGAAAACCGATCAAATTCTTTTCGTAGTAAAGAGGTATTATAATGCGTGGTTCATCATAGTCCATATTTAAGAATGTTGGTTTAAGAGAATTGGCAAACTCTTTAAACTTTTCTGCAAAGTAAAACTTTTTTGGATCTACTTTACGCTGCTCAAGATAAACTTTACCACGTTCTACCTCAGAACATAATGGCAAAGAAATCTTAGATTTGAATGTCGGTGCTTCAAACACAAAGTCTGGTTCATCAGTAACAAAGTTTCTTCCCGTATGACCTTCTTTGAATTTTTCAAATGTATATTGCTTATATGTAGATGAATCTATTTGCTTCAAAAAATTATTGAAAGATGTATTGACACCACAATTATGACATTTAAAATTAGTATTATTCTTAACTTGATATAGATAACCTCTTGCTTTATTCTTATTCTTTTGAGAATCTCCACAAATAGGACAACGAAAATTATAAAGATTATTCTTTACTCTTTTAAACTTCTGTAGTCTTGTAGAAATCAAATTGATGTATTTTACATCAACAAAATCCATAATCAAGTTCTATAATTTCTCTGCTCCATTATAGAACTTTGATTGCTTGATGTCAAGACCTTGATCAAATTTGTATTCATCAAAAATGTAATGCAGGCAATAGCGCCAATAGCCATCCAAACTCTTTTTTCTATTGTCTGTACTCGTGACACAATGCTGTCATAATCCCTGTCAACTTTATCACGGAGTTTGTCAATTTTTGCAAAGAGTATAGAGTCGGTCTCTTCTTGTTTAGTGATTCTTTCTTCATGTACTGCGAGCATCTTACTCACATTACTATTTACCTCACTAAGTTTTTCAATCGCATTATCGATGCGTACAACAATGTGTCTTAAATCTTCAAGTTTCTGTCCAAGTAAAGCAACTTTAATTTCTTCTTCCATTGGAGGATTTTAAGTAGTCTAACCATTTTTTTCTACTACCAATTCCACCTTTTGCATATCTTCTTTTTTTCATTCCCATTACGGGATCGAAACCAGCAGTTGGTCCTTTAGGATTAGAAGCACCACCAAATCCACCACTTCCACCAGGGGGGTTTGCAACCATTCCACCCTCTTCTTTAATCAATCTAAATGCTTGAATAATTTTATCAATTTTGTTCATCTTTGTTATAGATCCTTTGAAGTTCCGAAAGACAATTTAAATCGACTGGAATATCATGAAGATAACATTTGGGATATTCTGGCAACTTATTCAGAAACATTACAAAGGTTTTCATCGATGACCACAAATAAGAATCAATTTTGAAAAATAACATTGGAGTTGCAGCATCACCAAATATATTGTAAAGAATGATAAAATGATTAAGAAGAAGGTGAGACTTTAGCTCACCTGTATTTTTATACTTCTTAAGCAATCTTTTAATATATTTAAAATGATGTAAGTCTTTTTCAAAATCTTCTTTGGTTACTGCCTGAGGATTTTCATAATGTTTAATAGCAAAAAGGAGAAAGTTCTCCTCATTCAATTCATTAAAAATCATATATTATCAAGCAGGTGGATATGCAGGAGTATTTCCTGTGCTAATACCAGACATTGCAACAAGAGTTTCTTTCTTCACTCTCATATTTCCTGATGAGTCAATATAAGTTGTAACACCAACCCAACCAGCATGAGTTAATTCATACTTTGTTGTTGCAGCAGCAGTTACTCCAGCACCTGCAACACCATAAACAGAGGACTTTTGACCACCTGTCGCTCTTGTTACAGTAACAGCATCTCCTTCTGCAAGGGTTGAAGCAATTGTAGAACCAAAAGATACTGTTGTAGCACCAATTGAAGCAACGACTTTACTAACACTACCTGAAGCAAAAGTATCACCAACGATAATTCCTGTGGTAGATGCAATTGCAACAGTAGAAACACCAGCAGATGCTGTTGAAGCCACTGATGTTCTAACTACAAGAGTTGATTCTGCAGCAGATTGAGTCTTCTGACTATAAACACTATCCCAAGTAGTATATTTTGGAAGTTCGCTAATATCAAATTCAACTCCAGAGATAGCAGCACCACTCAGTCCAGAAGTAGAAGCAATTGAAAGTTGAGTTGTACTTGCAATACCAACAATTACAGCATCACCATAGTAAGTTCCAGCACGATCACCAAATCTAATTACATCTCCAGTAGCCGCTGCTCCAACTTGACCAAAAGTAGTTGCAGTTCCAGTTACGACAAGAGTAGAATAATCAAGGGATACTGTTCCTCCAGATCCTTTAGCATCATTATTTCCCCAGAGTGCCATGTTTTTTGCTCGTAAAAATTTTGCTAAAAGTATTTATAAAAAAAGGAGATCTTACTTTTGATCTCCTTTGCGTAACACAACTCTTAAAAAATGGGTAATAAGGTCAAGTAATCCATTCTCTTCAAATCTTTTTGTTTTTGCTAACCACTCAGAGACAGTTAGTAATAGACCTAAAGCAATGGTTACTCCCCAGTTAGTTACAAAGCAGGTAATCATGTCTTAGGCTCTTCTGGTTTAAAGAGAAGAACTTTAACAGTCTCAAGAATTTGATCATCAATACTATTATCAGTTGATTTCACATACTTTTCAAGAAGAGAAATTACAAGGTTTTTAACAGCAGGATGTGTCGCAAGTTGCATAATAATTGGTTTTACAACCGCTACTACTGCTCCCATGATGTCCTCCGTGTGAGAGTATCCTGAGATATTTAGATCAATCGAACCTTGAACTCATATTATCTTGCGATCTTTTTTTCGCGGCACGAATTTTTGCTACTTTTTGAGCAGGTGATGCAGGAGCACCATACTGACCAGCAACTGGTGGTTTTTTACCTGGTTCTTTTTTCTTCCCTCTAGGTTCAACACCCAGTCTTCCGGAACCCATCATTTTAGATACTGCTTTAAAAGCAGCACTTGGTTCAGGACCTCTTGGTTTTCCCTTATCCTCTCTTCTCCTCTCATCAAGAACTTCAGTTTCCTCTTTTGTAACAGGAAGTTGTCCTTGCTTTTGGAGAGCAAACTTTTGTCTCTGAAGTTGCAGTTCTTTTTGCTGCATCATCTTCATTGTTTGAAGTTGTTTTTGGCGCAAAGGATCTTGAGTCAAATCTTTCTTCTGTTGTTGGACTGTTGGTTTTTCTGCAGCAATTGCTTGAGTGTCAGTAGCTTCAGCAACCTTTTTTGCCATCTTAGTGGCAGTTGCGTACATTACTTCTTTGCCACGGCCAGGATATCTCTTTTCAAAGTCACCTGCACTCTTCTTCATTGACTTTACAATCTCTTCTTTCTTTTTGGTTTCGGCAGAAGTCAGAGTCTTTTCATCGAGTTCAAACTCTTCATTATGTGCTGGAGATTGTCCGATACGATCAAATCTCTCTTTTTCTTTTTGTCTGGTGATTGCGCTTACAATCTTAGCAGATTTGGTCTGTGCTTCTTCCTTTTTCTTTCCTCTTGAAGACAATGAAGTGCGAGCAAGATTTCCTGCACGACGATACATTGCCGATTCCTTTTTTCTATCAATTGGTTTGTAACCTTCTTCAACTTCAAGTTCTTCACTCATTCTATTTGCAACTTTTTGTGCGGATTTTTTAATAGCGCCCTTCAAACCAGATTTTGCTTTTTGTGGAGCTTCTGCTGCGCGTTTTTTCATTATTTCTGCAGTTCTTTTAGTTTTACGAACAACATCGCCTGCAGCACGTTCTGCTGATTTTTTAGCAGCATATGCACCTACTGCTGCTTGTGACGCCTTATGTGTTGCTTTTTTAGCAAAACTTTTCAACTTTTGCTTTGCAAGTCTTCTCACTGCACCAACCATACTACCATCTTCTCTTCTTTTGGCAGTGTCATGTCCGAAGGTTACCTTTGCTTCAGTCAATGCATATTCAATTGCTTCTTCAATATCATCTTCCTCATAACCTTCTTCAAGAAGTTCATCATATACACTTTCGATTACATAATCAAACTCATCAATTTCCACCATCTCAATAAGAGTTCCACCCAACTCTTCAATTGCTTCACTTAATTTAGGATTGATTTCAATTTTATTTTCGACCTTTTTTTCTTTAATTTGTTGATCATTCTTCCTATCATCAAGAGAATCAATAACCTCAGAAAGATCTTGTCTCCAATTTGAAAAACCTTCGTTCTTAATTGCAGCACCACGAACCTTACGACGATTCATCAAATACTTATCAGACTTAGTATTTGACTTGCCGTCATTATCAATATCAGCATCCTCTTGACCCACTGGATCAAGTGATTCATTCTTTACCATGCCATGAATAAACTTCCCTTTGGTTGCTTTATCATGAGCCTTGATAGAAACCTGTTGATAATCTGCATAAGACTTCCCAGCAGATGGGCCTTCTTTTCCAGGAATTTTAGGAGCAGCACCACCTCTCTCCTTTCTTTCTGCTTGCCTTTCTGCAGAAGCAGCTCTTCTCATCTCAGTATCTTGGCCTTTGACTGCCTCATTTACTTTCTCTTTATCTTTCAGAGCCTTCTTCATTGACTCTTTCTTATTACCATCTTTATCAAAGTCCAAGTAGTCGGGTTTAGCTGCCACCGACTCCAAATAAACTTTGGAAATATCGTTAAGAATATTCATTGACATGGTAATTTGACGTTTACTTTTTCTTATACTTATTTATGAAATTAAGACCATACGACTTTCCACCATATTGCAGATTCTCTTTACCAACACCCAAAGACCCAGGTGTCATCTTTGCTGCAGTTTTAAAATATCCAGTAGTTCCAATTAAAGTATTAGGTTTCTTAGGAGTTCTCATTTGATTATCCATTTTTACCTCAGTATATTCCATCAAATCCTTAATCCAAGATTTAAACATCCAACCCTCTTTAGTGACGCAAATCAGATGATTAGCACCACGTCTCATCACTCTACCAACCAATCCTGTGTTTAAGTTTTCTACAAGATCTCCAAGTCTAAAAATCTTTTTGGTAATATAATTCTCACGAAGATTTTCCCAATCAAACTTTGGAGCAATTTCCCACAGAGCATAAGACTCTTTTGTGGTTACTTTCATTGACTTACGAAGATTATTAAAAAGATCCTTTGTTCCCTTATCATCTAATGCCTTTGGAATTCCTGCTCGGAATGTATCAAAGTCGTTTTCCATTGCGGCCTTTCTCATTTTCGATGCAGACATTCCCTCTACACCACCAGAATCTGCATCTCTTTCGCCAGCAGAAACTACATTGATAAATTCAAAGTTATAAAGGTCTCCATTATATTTGTTTGCTAAGTTCTTGAATTCAGCAAGACGATCAGCACCAACAACAATCGTAACTTCACTGAAACCATCCTCATCAGCCGTTTTGAGAACATCAAAGATGGTCTTCATATTATCATCATCAATGATATTGTCCTCATACTTTGGAAACATCTTTTTCATATATTCGACTTTTGTTCCAGGGTCCAATGGATTTTTCTTTGGATCCTTGGATCTTGATGGATAGATTCTTAACTCGCCACCAGAAGAAATGGATGATGCAGAACTTAAAAGTTTCTGATGTCCGATGGTTGGTGGATTGAAGCGACCAAAAACAAGCGTTACTGAACCACCTTCCTTCTGCTTTGGTTCCTCTCCAGGTGCCTGCTGCTGACCCATTGAGGACACTGGAGCAGCAGTAGTTGCCTGTGGTTGTTGTGCTGGACCAGCAGTTTGCGTTTGTTTTGGAGAATCTTTCTCCCCTACTTTTTCTCCTTTATTATAAAAACGAAGTTTTCCTTTTTCTGTTTTCGCAACAAATTCTCCACGGTTGTCATACCAACCACCATGTCCGTCCGTTTTGAGTCCCAGTCTCTTTGCTTGAACTACTGCCTGAGATTCCTTTGCTTCGGAAAAGAAGTGTAGAAAACTTTTCATATTTTATCTTGATATATTTTATTTATTTCTTCTTATAATCGCACATAATATGTGATGGATAAATTTTCCCTGCTTTATTTCTAAAATTAAATTGAAAATTATACAGTGAAGAAGAACAATCAACGATTACTTTCTTTCCAGTTCCAGTTGTTCCACCATAATACACAGTAATACTTCCCGTTAAATTAGATGACTTATTTAGATAACTATCATCAACTTCATATATATCCACTTTTCCAGCACCCTTGCCATGAACCATAACATATCCATAACCCATCATTTGTCTTAATAATTTAGTCATTGCTTTTTTATCACAAGTATTAGTTACATCTTGTTGATAATTTTGAATTTTAGATGAGTGAGGATAATTATTAAATGTGCTACAAAAAGATGTTTCATCGATACCAAAAACTTCTAAAATATTTTTTGCAGTATCATTCAAATTATAATCATTGATAGTCTTTTCTGTAAAAATAGTTTGAATACCTATATTTGCAAATGCCAAAGTTGATTGGAATTTTAAAGATAGATATACTTCTTTATTACCAAACTTAACGGTAATATCAGTAACAGTAGATCCTATATCCTCTTGCCCAGAACCAATTGTTATATTTCCTTTAGAGACTTTTAAAGGTCTTTTTTGATTCAATTCACCAACAGCAATAACTTCTTTTAAAGGAGCTTTATATTTTTTTCCAAGATCCTCAATCAATTTTTCTGCTTGATCGTGATACTTTCCTTTTTTACCTTCACAATTTAATATATTAACCAATGAATCATAGAAATCTCTTTCAAAAACTAATCCAAGATTTTCTTTTTTACCAGAACCGGCACCTTGTCCGCCAAATTCTCCAGTCTTTTCTAAGTCAGTAACTTTGACTGTAGTAATTCTTCCAGTATTTTCATATTTGCCAGTCAGTTCAATTGAAGATTTAGATCCTTTTGTAGATGCCGCTTCTTCTACACGCGAAATTATTTCTTTAACAAGTTTAGATTCTTTTGTTTCATACACATATTGCTTTCCACTTATTTCTAATACTAACGCAATGGGTACAAAAATACCTTCCTTCGTCAAAAACTTATTTTCTTTTCCTTCCAATCCTAAAAATTTCTTCACTAAGGTATCGTAGTTACCTCTTTTCAAGAGGTCCTCTTTTTTTAAGAGTGCCATTTATATTTTTTTTAAATATTTATGGAACTGACGAGACTCGAACTCGTAACTCTTAGCTTGCAAAGCTAATGCTCTACCAATTGAACTACAGTCCCATAACACTTCACATTATAAAACCCTCTCAACTAAAAAGTCAAGAGGGTTAGAGCAACCTTCCGATTTATTTATCAGCGACCCATTTGCTTAGCATACCACTTCTCAAAGTCCTCTCTACGCTTATCACCTCTTGGTGGCATAGGAGTTCTTTCTCCACGAACAGGAGCAGTCTTTTTGCTCTGCTCTCTTTCATACTTCTCAGGATTTTCTCTTGCTGCTTGTGCTTCACCAAGAACAATCGCAATCGCTTCTTCATCAATCACATTTGCCATCATCCACTCTGCTTCTTCCAGAGTTTCTGCAAATCCTTCTGCTTGGAGAAACTCAAGGACTACATCAAAGATATCCATATCTTCTTTACGGAGTTTTGCAAGAACTGCTCCTGCTACTTTTTCACCACGCTCTTTAGAACCATAACGCTTAGCGGCAGACTTTGCAATTTTTGCAAATGCTTTACCAGGTTTTCCAATGTCCTTACCCGCTCTTGCTGCCTTTGCTGAGTATGATGCTTCATCAACTTCTTGGGGTGCATAAACTTCAGCATATGCTTCCATCAAACCTCTAAGATCCTTAGTGTCCATTTTTTACAAATACTTTTTTAGTTATTTATAAAAAAGACCCGTAAGGGTCAAGCACCAAGAACTGCACCAATATTATCATCAAGTTGTTGGATTACTCCACGAATATCAGAGACGCGAGGAGGAACACTTACTTCATCATAAGTATATCCTTTTTGTGCATCAAATAGAACTTGACGAACTGCAGCAGCACTACGAGCATCCATTTTAATTGTTACTTGTTTTTCTTTAGTCACAGGTCTCCCTCCACACGATTCTCAGAACGATCAATACTAAATGTTCCTTCAGGATAACGAGCACTCAGTTTATCAAAGTTCATCTGAATAACCTCCTCAATAGAAATATCCAGACCAATACATGCTTGAGAAATATACCACATAATATCTCCAAGTTCCCTTTTAAGATGAAAAAGGTTTTCCTCATTGACAGGTTTGCCTTGAAAGACGATTTTTTTGACAATTTCAGTAAATTCACCTGCTTCTGCAGACATTCCTACAGCAGCAGTAAGCAATCGCTCGGTAGGAAACTCTTGTTGTCGAAGTTCCATAAGACGATTAATGAACGAAGTATGTTCTTTACTAGGACTGGATGTAGTTGTATTAACAAACTCAACATACTTATTAAAATCAATAGTCATTAGAATTTAAATCCCTCAAATGTTTTTTTAGATTTTGATTCTTCATAATTATACTCCTCATCTTTACCATTGTCAAGAATATCATTTTGAGCACTTTGCTCACAATCATATAGCCGCATTTTAGCACGATCAATTCCAATAACAAAACGCTTATGAATAGTTGGATCATTATAACGGTTCTTGAGTTGTTTCACAAGAATCTGTCCCAACTCCTCCAACTCTTCTGTGCTAATAAGGGCAAACATAAGATCAGCAGTAGCAGGGAGACCAAAGGACTCAGAAGTATCAGTAAGTTCAACATCAGAACTACCATAACCTGAACGAGTGGTCTGAGTAGCGGAGACAATCGGGACATTAAACTCAACTGCGAGTCCCCTAAGTTC